CAAGCGGCTTTAACGATTCCGAAACAAACATCTGTGCGCTCTGCTTATCCTTTATGTATGCCGTATTCAGGTTATGGTAAACCATAAATTGACGTTGTAGAACTTCCTTTAACCCAACATAGCGAATGAAATCTTTCGCAAGACTCTTGGCTTGACGATCCTTACACTCGTAGATCTGCGTTATGCATTGTTTGGTTATTGAATCTACTATGGTTCCAAAATTCACTTCGCGTTCTCCTTATGGTTATACCCCTAAAAAGAAATATCTCCAAATATTACATAGATGCTATTTTTTGTTTGTGTCTATGCCTATTTTTCCATTGTTATTATTGAATTTCTCAATTTCTTCGTCCAAGTTGGCAAGCATATGTATAGTGTTGTCATAAGAAAGGCTATTCACCAACAATCGTTTGTCCTTTTGGATAGACTTCTTACCCTTGCTGTTTGTTATTTTTCTCATTTCCCCAAGGGTCTTCATCAAACTATTGAGCGTCTTTGACTCAACCACTTCGCCAGTGTCGGGATCAACATATTCGTATCCTTCGGGTGGAGTCTCTGGTAAGGCTTCACCTTCTTCATCAACAAACTCGCTCGCAGCGTCTCCACCTTCAGCCCCCTCGATGGGTGGGGATTCTACTTCTGGAGTTGCGGCGGTCTCAATTTCCAACTTCATCTTTCCCTCAAGGAATTGTTGTTTGAGTATCAATTCTATTTCATCATCGCTGAAGCCGAAGATGTTCTGCATACCCCAAACATATGATGTTGGGGAAAGGGTTGATTCGTCCCAAAGGGAACTAAACACACTTGCTTTCTGTTCGTAGATTTCCATCTTTTCCACGTCGGTTTGTGTGCTTGGATTCGTGAGATTCAATTCAAACTCTGTCAAGTGTCCCTTTTCGCGGAACCCCAATGTCCAAAGGTGAGTTACTGCTATGTTGGTCAATGTTGCTATGACCGCGTTTTGAACTCTGTTTATTGTTCTGGCGAAACGGAAATCCTCACTCGACAATGTAGCCTTGGCGTTTATCTGGTCATCAAAGGTTAGATATGCTTTTGGAACCTTCAATGCTGCGAACATCTTGTTTTGTAGATATTCAATGTCCGCAATCTCATCAAGATTGGATGCGCCCGGAAGTGTTTCTATCTCGCTATTCTTTTCTCCACGGCGGGGGATGAAAAAGTCCTCATCAACTGCCATCGTGTTGTATTTATGATCTATATTTCCTGTCTGCTGATGTACTGCTTGTGTTCTCTTTATTTGGTTTTTGATGGACTTGACGTATTCTCCAACATCCCCCGGATCTATATTACCAACGTCTATGTAAAACACTCTACGCTCCGGTGCGCGAGTAATACGATAGATAAGCATTGAATCTTCTGCCAGAGTTAGTTGCTTCCAAATCAATCTTGCTGGCTCTATTGCTGCCGTTCCATATGGATATTTGTCCATGTTGTTTAGTAGGCGAAAGTGGGCGACCTGCCAGTTGTCAAACTCAAGGTTTTGGGCGTCCCAAAGAAACTTGACAGAATTAACCATTCCATCATAAGCCTCTTCCCGCCTCATTTCATTTATTGGTAAAGGTAAATGACCAACAACACCCTTTCCGGGTTGGACATCCAAGAGTAAAAAGTGATTTCCATACTTACACATATTCCTTGTCCAATGCCACAAATTGTGATCCACATCAAGCACATCATTGAACAGGTTTTCTAAAACCATCTTTATTCTATGATTATCCGTTTTTATATCTAGAATAAGCCCCTCTTCACTCTTTGTCAGTGATTCATCTGCATAAATGTCAAGTGCCGAATGAATCTCGGGAGTATAATCCATGATGAGATAATCTTCATATGTCTTTAGTCTATCAACCTCAAGTGTTGTTGCTCTTAGATAATGGTCGTATGTTGCCTTTTCAAACTGCGTCTTTAGATACTCTTTTTGTCTACTTGTTGTTGGCGCATCATATTTCTCTGGATCTACTGTATACTTTCTCCCAAACCCGCGCTTAAAAAGTAGAGTTAGTTTTGGGAACAATCCAACATCCTGAGAATTTATATTGGTATTTGATGTTGAAAAAACATCGTCCCGTGTCCGGACACTGTTTGAACCAACCTTTTTGTACTTCATAAACTCTGACATCTATCTTTACCTATCCTTTTTTCTTTTTGCCCACTAGCCAAGATATATCTTCTTTTATTCCTGTAGTTCCCACGGACATTTCCCATGGGTTATTTCGTTTCCTGTCATTCATAAATACACTACCAAGTTCTTTGAGTTCATCCTTTGCCAAAGTTGTTTGATTCCCGTAATTTGTGAGGGAGGCTATAATGCTTTCTCTTGTCGCAACCATGTCATTCAATGTTGTGTCTATAATAAGTAATCCAATCGCCGCTGCCATAGATAGGTCATCATTATACCCCGCCATAGCCTCTGGCTTTCCATTATTCCATATGAGTGTTCTTAACTCAGACACAAGTCTTGTTGAATGTATGACGAACTTCCCCGTTCTTACCCCCTCTTCCAACTGAGTTATAGCGAGTGGGCGAGTGGAAGTTGTTGTTTGGAACCCCGGAACCATTGTCTCTCTATTCATCATAGCTTTTTCAAGCTTCCTTCTATCTCTGGCGTTAAATTGTCCCCGCATTGAATAGAATATGTTGGGATACTCAAGTTCCTGTACCTTCAGACAAGTTGCATATCCAATAGAGTTTGCTTCTATTGCTAATAATGCCTTGTTATACTTGATGCCCAACTCATATAGGAACTTTGCATACATATCGGGAGGAAGTTTCCCCCGATACTCTGCTACTTGTTCCAAGTTAGAAAGCTTGACGACATGACAGGCTGAATAATCAGAACCATCACCCCTTGCTACATCTGCTGATATTAAATATTTGTCCGTTTCGTTGGGTTCTTCCCACGTCCAAAGATTGTTGTCAAACCCACCTATACTTTCGGGTGGGCGCACATTATTTTCTGTCTTTTTTATGTATTCCTCAAGAATAACATTGTCGCCAGATCCAAGAAAGTCCATATCCATTTCTTGTGCTATTAGACGGGGATCCCCAAGCTGCCGACATTGCTCAATGTACCAAGGTGATTCTGGCTTAAGGGAAGATTCTCCACACACATTACAAACTGGACTATAGACGGACGATTCATTCTGTGTGTGGTTACACCCCATACACTTCCATATAACATCCTTCCCATACTTGGGGTGTTGTGTCCAGTGTATCCTCAGGGGATTAAAATCCGACTCTCCACTTTCTGCTGCCACCCATTGTTTGTGATAAAAGTTCCCAACACCCTTTGGTGTGGATATAATTACCGCATTACCACCGAGGGATAGTGTTGGATATGCTGCTGCCCAAAGGTCGTTGACCTTCCCCGTTTCAATTGCCGCTGCCTCATCAATGACCAACAAAGATAAAGATTCGGAACGGGCAGCGTTGGATGTTGTCGCTTCTGCTTCAACTCTTGAACCATTTGATAGAGTTATACTACCCTGATTGTCGATGGTAATTTTGGGAACCATCCAGTTCGGAGAGTTGCGTATTATCAATTTCACTTTCCGGATAAATCCCTGTGCGTTCTTTTTCTTGTCAGCAACAACCACAACCTCTTTGGCAGAGTGGAATGTGATAAGCCAAGCAATGTATCCTGCGGTGATAGTGGAAAGTCCCGTCTGTCTCGACTTAAGAGTAATGTTGAATCTCTTTTGTTGGAACGATCTGATACAAACCTTCTGGTACTCATATAGTCTGAATGGTATGATCCCATTAACCGGGTCGCGAACCTTTCCATAGTTTTCCAAAAAATAAATTGGGTCTTTCGTACACGACACCATTTCCTTCATCATTTGCATTTTTGATAATCTTGCCATAAAATAAAACCCCCACGATATAATTAAATATCGCGGGGGTTTGTGTTTATGTTGTTTGAGTATTAGCTACTAAAAAATACTTTCCGTGGAAAAGAACTTGTAAAGGTTCTCATCTAGCGAACGGGCACGGTTATACTTCCCCTTTTCACGAACCAAGTGGTGTTCAATCACACTATGGAAGGCGTTGTAAAGGGACCAAACAGTCATCGGTCCATTTTCGAGTTCGCGGGAAATCTCGCACTCCACAAGAGGCTTATATTTAGCCGGAAAATTAACCTTAGGGTTATTGATGACATAATCAACAAGCTTATTTAGATCCACAGATGTCCGCGCACCTAAATCCTTGTTTGCCCACTTGTTGAAGTTGGTGAACTGATCTCCATCAACAACACCAATGATTCCTTCAACCATTTCAGTGTAGTCCTTATTCTTGCTGTGGACGGATGTAAGATTTTTGATGATCTGAGGAACCCGCATACCATTGGTGCAAACCAAACGAAAGATACTTGCCTCAAGATGATATCGGAGGGTTCCGTCCAAAGAGTTTACAACAGTGATGCCAGGCCAATACTTATCTCCACTATTTCCAACGGAGGCTTCCTTGTGGGGGAAATAAATACTTGCAAACATCTTTGCCCCATTGTTTGCCAACAAAATACGCTTGAACGTCCTTTGACCCTTTTCCTTAAGACGATCAATAATG